GCGGGGTATTACAGAGTTAAAGTTATACAGGGGAATACAAACTAAAAGGCAAGTTCCTCTTAAAAAGGGTGAGAGGGTAGCAACAAAAGATTTGCCTCTAGCTTCGTGGACTGCTCACCCTAGGCAAGCTACTATGTATGGAGATGTTGTAGTTTCTAGAACTTTTGATATACAAGATGTGATAGCATCATGCGTAGAGAAATTACCCGTAGAGGAGATGGAATTTATTGTTCATACTCCAGATGTTGGAGTTGAGACTACCGTAGAACATTTAGGTATTATGTAAAGGTATGATATAATGAAAACTATTGATATAACTGAACTTGACCCTAGTAATCATAATTGGTTACGTGAATCGACAAAATCAAAGGAACAGCCTATACAAGAAGAAGTAGAAGCCGAAGAAGAGAACGCAAACACTAAGTAAGCGAGGTTACTGTGCTTATTATAGAACAAGAAAAGAAAGATTGGTTATTGGAGCAGTTTGGCTTTGGTGACCCTAATTGGACAGAAATAGCTAGACAGTATGAAGAAGTATTTGGGGAGAGGAGACACCGTTCTACTATAAGAAGGTGGGTTCTTTCGCTCCTCAGAGAAGAAAAAATATTTGAACTTCAGGGCGATGAGGGATTACTTCAAGACGAAGTAAATACCAAAAGAGCTAAATTAGAAAGTACACACTTCAAGAAGCGTGTCAGTGATTTAGTCAATAAACAAGTATCCCATGAAAACATTGTAGATGTCATCAAAGACTCTACCCAAGCGTTACCTCCTGTTGAGATACGCTCTTACTCTAATCCGAAATCTAGTTCGGAAAGCCCTATCGTAGCCGTAGCTCCACTAACAGACCTACACATCGGGGAGTTCATAGACTCCGATCAGATGGGGGGCATGAATGCTTACAACTTTGAAATCTTTACTAGGAGACTTAACGGTTGGACTAATCAAGTTTTGGATTTGGTTAGTCTTCGAAGGTCCTTCGCCCAGATTCCTACACTTAAAGTACCAATGCTTGGTGACATGGTTTCGGGAGAAATTCACGAAGAACTAGTACGAACTAATTTAGACAATGTTATTATGACCATGGCTCGTGGGGCGTATATTACTGCCCAATCCATGATGACCCTTGCGGAACATTTTGAAGAGGTTAGTATAGATGCGGTTGTGGGTAATCACCAACGACTAAGGAAAGAAATTTATTATAAAGATAAATACGTGGGTTGGGATTTCCTATTCTATCAGTGGGTAGCTGCATTCTGTAAGAATCAAAAGAATATTAAGTTCACTATTCCTAAGACCTTCTATCAGTTGATAGATGTAGCGGGATGGGACGTACTGATTCACCATGGGGACGCTATGCGTGGTTCGTCTATGCAACAGAAAGTGCATTCCCTCAGACAAGCTCTACAGCCGCAGGGTAAAGCGTTCCAATACATGTTTATGGGGCATTATCACCATATAGAAGAACATGACATAGGAACAGGTACAGCCCTCATGTGCGGGTGTTTGAAAGGTACGGATGAATACGCTTTCCTACAAGGATTAGCGTCTAGAGCCTCTCATGTTCTAACGTTCTTCCATCCTAAATATGGGCTGATAAGTAGGGATACTATTTATCTAGAGAAGTACGATGAAGAGAAACACGACTTCAATGATTACGTACCTGAGATTTGGTCACAGCTTATTGAATAGAACCTAGTATAATATCATTAGGGGGGATTTTCCTAATGCCTGTTGACCGAGCCACTCATAGAAGAATTAAAGATAAATTGTTGAAAGCTATTACGAAGGGAGTTCAGGCCAACGGGAAGACTGTGTTTAAAATGTCACAGGACAATGTTCCCGTGCGAACAGGATTTTTAAAAAAGAGTGGAGGTTTTGTAGCTAAAAAACATGGTTGGATTTTAAAATATAACGCTCCCTATGCTGCTGATGTAGAGGGTAGACCTTTTCAGAGAGACACAGAGGATCAACCTAAATCTGTTGCGGCGCACATAAGGCGAGCTTTTAGGCGTAAGGATGGAACTGTAGTTAAAGCTACTAAAGTAAAGAGTTATCACGCTTCCCCTTCTGCAACTCACATGTTACGAGGTGACCCTAATAGAGGGGGACAATATCTTACTAGAGCGGTGGAAGGGGGGATGCCCAACGTAACTACTAATATTTTTAACGCATTGCAAAAACAGTTTAGAGTTAGAGGGGGGAGTTCGACTTCAGGAAAACCTCCATCCTCAGGCGGAAATCCTAAATCCAAGTCCGGCGGAAAACCTCAGACACAGGGATCAAAACATAAGAATAAGTTTGGAGGAAAGAGATAGTGCCAAGTAAACAAGAAATTCAGAAAATTTTAGATAATATCACACCCTTTCAGGAGTATGTAATGCGAGGAGCATCTCGCATGGTAGGACAGACCCTAGATCAACTAGAGTCGTCTATGTCCGAGGGGAAGCAGTTAGAAAAACTGAAACAGTTGATAGAGGATATTTTGTATGAGTACAGGGACAGTATTCTCAGGGCAACTGTAGATTTAGACATACAGCAAAAGACAAACAAATAGGGGAAAAAGATGTATCAGTCTGTAAGAAAAGTAGACGGGGAAGTAATTAAGCAAGACGAAATGCAAAGCCTTTATGAAGGACTTGCTACTAAGCATCGTAATTTATTTATATATGGAACTATAGTAGGACCAATAGATAGGGTGGATAATTGGAATCCTGGTTTTACTGCTGATACCATTATAGCTCTTAGCCTAGAGGATTCTAAGACACCTATAGTTCTACATATTGACTCACCGGGAGGTTCGGTGAGGGACGGATTGAGATTGATAGATGTAATGAAAACAGTTGAGGCTCCGATTTGGACAATTGGTTCTAACTGCTACAGTATGGGGGCTATGTTATTAGCTGCGGGGGAACAGGGACACAGGTATGTGTATCCTCATGCCCACACCATGTTACATTTACCATCTGGAACCACTAGAGGGGATGCGAAGCAAGTAGAGATACAAAGTAAAGAGATGCAAAAAGTCAAGAGAACTTTGGTCGGATTGATAAAGGAGTGGGGAGTTTCCAAAGAAGAACGAACTATAATGAAAGATATAGATAGGGAATTTTACTTAGATGCAGAAGAAACTATAGATTATGGATTGGCAGATCAGTTTATTACTCAAAATACTTTCAAGGGTAAATAACCCAGAGGCTTAATGAACGAATTCACCCTACTGAGGGCGTGTAGAGACATAAAGAATTATAGTGTTACTAATGATGAAATAAAACATCTAGTAAAAGATGTTTCTACTAGAACTTTATCGTTTCCTAAGGCTAATAATTTTAAATCCTCCACAGATTTTTTAGTCGATACGGCTTCTCAGTTTTCGCTAGATAAATCATTTTTTACTAAGGCGTATCCTCAGGGGGACTACCCCTATTTCTCTAAAGCTATGCAGGATTATATAGAGGAATATGAAGTTGTAGAGGAGGATGAAGTTCAAAAATCTGTATACGTGGACTTCTCTAATACCGAAACAGGGGAACTCCTAAATCTATCTAAAGCCGCCCCCTCAGGGGGAATGACGACTAAAGGCAGTATCAAAGACGCTATTGATGAATACGAGCGACTATATAAAGCCGGATTCTCTACTGGCGCAGAAATTTTAACTCTATCTAGATATTATCCTAAGAATAAAGTATATGCTCAACTAGCTGGGGATGTACTAGAAAACGGTGAACCTATGGTGGTCGGCGGACCCGCATCAGTTGAAATGGTTGATAGGGAAGGACACCTTATTACCATGGATGCCATGGATAGAGCCTTTAGAAAATTTATGGGGAACATTAGAACCCGAAACGCCATGGTACTCCACTCTGACGTACAAGTAGGTTGGGCATTACCCGCATATATAAATAAGGCAGGGCAAATATTTAAGAGTGGTGTAAATGAAAACCATCTTTTCTTTATAACAGAGATGCGTAACGATACGAAAATTGCCGATAGAGTAAAAGAGCAAGTGAAAGAGGGGCGTATACGTAGTTACTCTATTGCTGGTTCTGCTCTAGACACCGATTCTGAGTTGATACAAGAAAAAGGCAAAGACAAAATTATTACCAGGGTAACAGAGCTAGAGTTAGCAGAAGTTACCGTATGTGAGAAAGGGGTCAACGAAGGGGCGCACTTTAATTTGCTAAAGGCGCATGGCTCCGAAAAATCTGAAACTTGTATAGACGGAAGTTGTCTTATAAGTATTGAAAAAGAACAGGCAGGACCTGGTTCAGGGGTTGCTAGCGGGGGAGTAACGGGCGGGAACTATAATAAGTTCTACGGCGGATTTGACCCCGATAAAGATTTACCCAAGGCCGGAAAAACGGTAGAG